AGGGATAACCTCACCAGTGATGTATCCACAGGTGTGGATGTAATCAAGATGTTCATCAAGCTCATTCCCAAAGACTGGAAACTTAGTGAGGGGGAGTATCCTGAGATATGGTACTTTGAACTTGGGGCAGACGAGGTTATTATAGTATGCAAGCCTGCTAACCTCTCACACAGGAAATTCCCCGTGAGTGTAATTGCTCCTGACTATGATGGCTACTCCATGGCCCCTATCTCCAGAATAGAGATCTTGAATGGTATGCAAGGAGTCCTCGACTTCATGTTCAACAGTCATGTGGCCAATGTAAGGAAGGCCATACATGATATGATTATCTATGATCCCTATCAGGTGAATTCAAATGACCTTAAGAACCCGTCGGAAGGAAAACTTATACGGCTTCGTAGACCAGCATGGGGTCGTGGAGTTAAGGACGTGGCAGCCCAGCTCAATATCAGTGACGTCACTAGAGGTAACGTGGCAGACTCCACCTGGATTGTCCAGTGGATGGACAGGATATCAGGTGCTGATGCATCTATGCAGGGATCCCTCAGGCAGGGAGGACCTGAGCGCCTGACTTCTGCAGAGTTCCAAGGGACTATGGGTGGGGGGATTAATAGACTTGAAAGGATAGCCAAGGTAGTAGGCTTGCAGGGTATGCAAGACATCGGAACCTTCTTCGGACATCATAACAAGGAGTTGATGGAGACTGATGCCTATATTAAGCTGGCTGGAGATTGGCAGGAGGTGCTGATTGCTGAATTCGGTCAGCCCAATAGGGGTAGAATCCCAGTTACTCCAGACATGTTAGACATCAACTACGATGTAATTGTAAGAGATGGTTCTGTACCTGGGGGAAACTTCTCTCAGAGTTGGATTCAGCTGTTTCAGATCTTGGGAGGGAATCCAGAGTTGGCACAGAACTTCGACGTGGTCCGCATATTTATGCACATAGCAAGGAACTTAGGTGCTAAGAATGTGAATGACTTCGTGAGGAGAGGAGGTAATATTAATCCCCAGAGTATGCCCAATCAGCAGGTGGCCCAACAGGTGCAGCGGGGCAACTTAATTCCACTTAAGCAGGGGATGGCATGATGAGTGATAAGATGAATAGATTTGAGTCTCTCCTTGAGACCGTCCTCGCGCCCAAGAGGGACTACGTGCCACATAGTAGTCCTGGCTCCCTCAAGGAATTCATGGAATCCCCTATCTATACTGATTTCATCAGTGAGATTAAGGTCAGGATTGAGGACATGAGAGATTATTACGAAGGTTGTCCTAAGGACAAGTATCTTGAAACTAAGGGAGGGTTGGCATGTCTTAGGTTAATAGCTGGGATATTTACCGATCTTTATGAGAATGCAATAACGGCTACTGAGTCGGAAGGAGAATCAGATGAGTGAGACTGTAGATCAACCTACTGAGGATGCGATGGCCCCTGTCAGTATGGAAGATCAGATTAGTGAACTGTTGGACTTAGGTGAAGAGATTGAGACTCCTTCCTCCGAAGGAGAGGAGGTTGAAGAAGGTACTGAACAGATCGAGAGTGGAGGTGAGACTCCTGAGGGAGATGTGACTCCAGTTGAAGAAAGTGTTCAGGATGCTAGTGAGAATGTAGAACCAGTAACGCCGCCTATTGAGACCAAAGACATCTCGGCTATGGAGGCCCAGATTGCTAAACTCACCGAACTGGTCAATACTCTGACTGCTCCCAAAGAGGCACCACCTCCACAGGAGCCTCAGGTAGAGGCTGGGCTCAAAGAGTTATTCGACAGTCTGGACTTCGATGAGGTGATGGAGAATAAGGAAGCATTCACCAAGTTCATGACCCAGGCACTTAAGGCAGCTAGTATAGCCACCGCGGGTCACTTGCAGAATGTTATCCCCTCCACTATCACTGCCCAGGAGGAGATGGTCAAGGTCAGGGAGCAATTCTTTGACACGTACAAGGAATTGAAACCAGTTGCTGGTTATGTAGCACAAGTTGCGAATGGGATTGCCAAGGATCATCCTGAGTGGAAGATGCCAGAAGTATTGGCTGAGGCTGCTAAGGTGAGTAAGGTGAACCTAGGGATTGGGGACCTGGTGGTTGCACCACCTGTGAAGCCCAGTGGTAAGCCTACCCTTCCAGGAGGGTCACGTACTACTCGGACACAGACTGCACCAAAGAGTCCTCTTCAGGCTGAGATTGATGAACTTTTAGATTAAGGAGAGCATGATGAGTGGTGAGCATAAATTTATAGATGGATTGATGCAGGGAAATGTTGTAGTGAATGGGACGGTTGCGGCTGCTGGCGCAGGTGCTGCTAAAGTCAAGGCCCTGGTTACAACGGCTACTCTTACTGCTGATGATAGTGGTAAGATAATTACCTTGGGCTTGGCAGGCGGATTCACTACCACTTTGCCTAAGCCTGCTGCAGGGCTTGAGTTTAGCTTTAGAGTTAAAGTAGCACCTACTACTGCATATATCATTCTGACCAGTGGTGTAGCTAATATTATTCAGGGCACTATTGCCAGCGGAGATCTTGATGCTGCTGCTGACACTGGTGCTGCTGCTGCCTCAGATACCATCACCTTTGTAGCCAACAAAGCTATTATTGGTGATAGTGTGGATCTTATCAGTGATGGTACTTACTGGTACGCTCGTGGCTTCTGTAAGGCAGTTGATGCACTGACCTTTACTCAGGCTGGCTGATCTGATCTAACCTTTAATTGAAATGTAGTTTACTTTAGATAACTTATTTGTGGAGGATGTTATGGCATTTTTAGGTATGCGTGGTACTGGTGACTGGGTTGCTGATCAGAGGCCGAAATCTTGGAGGGAGATGATTCTCTATCGTTACCCGAATGGGATGATGCCCCTCACTGGCATATTGAGTAAGATGGGTTCTGAGGCCCTGACTGATCCGGAGTTCTACTGGTGGACCAAATCTCTCCCCACTCAGAGGGCCACTGTGACTGGAGTCTATACTGATGCAGTCCTCGGTACAGCTTATGCAAGTGGTGGTGTAGCTGGTGATGTACTGTATGTCAAGATGAGTGCTGCTGACGTGGCCAACTTCCGTGCTGGTCATCAGGTTCTTATGAGGGATGCGTCTGATCTGACCGTGGATGTCAATGTCAAGGTTACAGCCCGTGCAGTTAATGGAGCATCTTCCTTCCTTACAGTTACACTGTTGGAAGCTGATGATAACTCCACCACTCATGACCTCAGCGATGCTGACTGCTGTCTGATCATAGGTAATATTAATGCTGAGGGTGCTGCAATGCCTGATGCCCTTGCCTATGATCCGAGCAAGTGGTACAACTACTCACAGATCTTCCGTACTCCCCTTGAGAATACGAGGACGGCCCTCAAGACTAGGCTGCGTACTGGTGATCAGTACAAAGAGGCCAAGCGTGAGGCTCTTGAGATGCATGGCATCGAGATGGAGAAAGCCTTCCTGTTTGGTGTGCCCTCTGAGCGTACTGGTGAGAATGGTAAGCCTGAGCGTACCACTCTTGGCCTCATCCCAGCTATCAAAGGTGGATATAATGGGGTTACTACCGCGGGCACCGTTGCAGACTACAGTCTGTCGTCCGACACTTTGTATGCCGGCAAGACCTGGGTCACTGCTGGTGAGGAGTGGCTGGATAATACTCTGGAGTTGATCTTCAGGCAGGGTTCCAATGAGAAGTTGGCCCTCTGTGGATCTGGAGCACTCTTGGGTATCAACAAGTTGGTGAAGGCAGGTGGGACTTATGATTACTCCTCCACTACTACTGACTATGGTATTAAGATTGTCAAGTGGGTTACGGCCTTCGGAACGATCAATCTGTTGACTCATCCCCTCTTCTCCTTTGAGGTCACCACCAGGAATGCAATGGTTATCTTTGAGCCCAAAGACCTTAAGTACCGTTACATTGATGATACCTTCTTCAAGGCTGACGATAGATTGAAGAAAGGTGGGTGGACTTCCAGGGATGGCATCAAGGAAGAGTTCCTCACTGAGGCAGGTCTCGAGTATCATCATCCGGATGGTTGGGCCTACCTCACCGGAGTGGGAGTGAACAATGCCGTAGGTCTGTAATTCTCAGCAGGCTTGCCAGGGGTGGGGGCATAGGGCCCCCGCCTTTGCTATATTACATTATGTAACATAGGAATTAAAATGAACTTAAAAGAAATCCGCAAGATGTTTGTCGAAGCTACGGGTAGGTATGACCTGGTAGTGGATGCTATTGACTTCGGGAATAATGGAGCGGACTTCTATATTCAAGAAGGTCAGCGCTCTCTCGAGCGTAGGATTAACGTAGGGGGATCGAGAGGAAAAGTTTATAAGGATCTGGCCCAAGGTGACTACCTTGTCACTTTTAAGAACTGTAGAGCTATTACCGAGGTATGGGTTATGAACTCTGAGAATCGCATTCCTCTGCCTATCTTAGATACAGAATATCTCAAGGGCCTACATAGTAAGTTTGTAGATAACATGTACACTACACCTCTGAGTACTGCTACCCAGGGGCGTCCAACATACTGTTATGCCACCAACCTACGGCGATCTCCAGATGAGGATATCCCTCCTGCCGACTCCGCTACCTTGCAATCCTATCTGGATACTACCTCACCGTATGATCCTACGTACAATGGACTCATACTCCTTCCTCCATGCGATGGGGCCTACTCCCTGGAGATCTCCGGACTCTTTTATAATTCTAAACTCGAGGATGATGCGGATGAAGGTTGGTGGTCAATAGAGCATCCGCTTCTCCTCTTGATGAGTTCTATGAGATGCCTAGAAATTATTTACAAAGGCTCGAAGAGTGCTCAGAGTTGGGGACAACTTCAGGATGATGAGCTTGACGGGATTGAGAAGGATTTCATTGAGCAGGAAATTTCACAGATATGGGAGATGAACGGATGACCCCTTCAGAGCGTGAGGAAATTATAGAGGCCACAATAGAGAAGATGCTTAGGATATTGCCTGAGGTGGTGGGGAATCTTATGGCTTCTCACTCCATGTATGCCAAGATGAATGAAAAGTTCTACTTGGAAAATAAGGATTTCAAAGGGCATGAGGCCATCGTCAGAGAGGTGGTGGCCAAGTTGGAGAGTGTATCTCCCACCAGCAAATATGATGATATCCTTACTGCTGCCATCCCGAAGATTAGGGCACAGATAGGGATAAAGGATGTAGTGAATATGGATAAGGTGGAACTTTCTGGACTCAACCTTAGTGTGAATGGTCTGTTATGAAAACATTACCTAATGGATACTTCTCACATGAGTGGAAGACTGAGGATCTCATGAGAGGGTTGAGAAGTAACTCTCACGTGTCAAGGAATAGTCAGCACTTGACTAAGTGTGACGGGGCAGTAGGGAGGGATGGAGTATTGAGGACTCTAGATCCTATGGAGGTCTCAGCACTGTTGGATGATCCTTTAGTGGTGTTGAATGACTTTCCTTTCCCCCAGCTTTTCTTGACTGAGCGTCATGTAGTAGTGTGTAATAAGACTTCTATTCTTGAGTTGAGGAGTGGATCTCTGGTGAGTGTAATAGGGGGGTTGACTGGAGGCGGGAAGTGGAACCTGGCCTCCAGCCACGATTGGGCCTACTTGAGTAATGGAACAGTGAGTGTGATCCGAGATCCTAATACTCACCTCTACTCTTTGTCTGGTGTGGCACCTAAGGTTGGAGCCATATGTAACTTTAATGGTCAGATTATTACTGGATACCTAAGATAATGGCAGACTGGTTGAAGTATAAGGGAGAAGGGCCCTGGGAATGTATTCCTCCGAATAAGATAACTTATGATGAGGGAGATAAGACTACCAGTGTCCTTGATCCAGTATGGGTTATAGATCAAGACGGTATCACGGATAGAACTAAGCATGACCCCTGTGGCTATTGGCCACGTCTTCCGTACACACCTCCACCTGAGGAGAGTTTTATGTTTGATGTATATCATGAGATGCTACCTGGTGAGACGGCGCATGTAAGTATGTTGGCTGCACATGAGTACGTGTACTCAATGGAAACCTTTGTTAGTTTCAATCCCTTGGACTATGATGGAGTGGAGAAGTTTATCTTTGAAGTCATAGGGATGAATAAGACTGAATTTCCTTTCAAGGTGATGTTAGTAGATGATACTTATGTAAGCCATGCAGAGGTAATCATACCAGCAAATACAGAAGGTGCTACGGGATATGAACTTGCAAGATTGAGTGTGGAGTTTACTCCCATAGCTGGAGTACTGATCTATGGACTGAAGTTTGTTATAGATGCAGGATCTCCTGAAATTGCTGAGTTTCCATTGGATGTAGTGGTGGAGAATGCTAGGATTATAGTAAGGCAGAATGGTGCATCTAAGACTCGAATCCAGATTCCCATGTTTGCATCGGATTATAACTTTGCTGCTTCAGGTGGAGCTGTAGATCACATTTCCTTACCTATTGGGTACAACATATTTAATGCCACTGGATATACTGGAGTAAATGATTATACTAATAAGTGGCCCAGTGAGTCTGGAACTCTCAGAGATTCAGACACAGTAACTAGTGTATGGCAGTACTCAGATGCTGACATTAATCCTGTGAGTAAGGTAGTGTTGTCAGTGTTGGCTAGGGGTGCTACTATGCCAGCTGATACTGTTAAGACTATAGTGATGATTAACTCTCTGGCATGGGTCATCCACTCTTACTGGGGCTTATATACTACTCCTATAGCAACCTCAGATGCAGCATGTGCATCAGGATCTGCAATTAGTGGATCTGATATGACTGATTTCGTATGGCAAGATGGGTGTACAGGAGGAATCTTTACTCCCATTCCAAACTCTTTAATGGAGCCAGAGCCTGATCCCTGGAGTATTACTCTATATCCAGACCTCAGTGGAATTAGTGGAA